TTGCAGCCTTACCTTTGAAACCGTCAGAAAGAGTAGCTTCTTCTGAAATAAGTGCTTCCAGATCTTCACTGAAGTCCACATCCTCATGATAGCCAGCATTCATTTTCATGTCTGCAGGTTTCATAGTCATTGCTTTAAGAGGTGCTTTTTCAGCTTTATCTGCTTTGCCCTTGTCTCCTTTACGCTTTGGTGCAGCTTTAACCATGTCATCAGCTTTATCTACTGATGCAACGGCTGCGGCCTCTGCGTCTTTTGGATCGGGTGCTGCTTCGTTGATTTCGATCTCGTCTTCATCATCGAGTGCAACATCCTGTTCTACTTGATCAGTCATATTAGACTCCTTTAAGTTTTCAGTAACGAGAGGAAATTCTTAAACTCACGTACTTGTGTCTCATAGAGATCAGCACGTGGGGCTTTCTTAACTTCAGTCTCAATTCTTTCAATCTCTTGTGGTTCAATAACGCCATTATTCCAAACCCAATCTACACCTTCCATTATTCCATTAACAAAAGCTTTAGATGCACTTGGGTCTTGTACGATGTCAACTGTATTTAACATAAAGTCATCTTTGACATACATAGTGCCGTTTTTCTCCTCAAGACTTCCCATACCACGAGTTGACACTCCTAGTTGAACACCACCTTCAAGCAGACCAGCAACGATCTGTCCCATAGGAGTTTCCAATATTCGTGCCTTACCCATCACATTATTACCTTCCATTTCGAGGTCAGTAATGAGATGGGATACCTTATCCAAGTTCACGGTGGGTCCATCGGGATGGTTTAGTTCCCCTACCGCTCTGTTGGTTTTTACTTGTTCTTTTACATATTTGCCAACGGCTTTTTCCATAACGTTTTTAGGATAAACCCTACCGTTACGGTTCTTGCCTTCTGCCACTGCAAAGATACCCTCAACAATGTATTGTTTTTTACCTGTCTTGTCGTTCTTTTCGACCAGACATTCCACATTGGATTCGGTATACTCTGTGATTAGTTTCATTCGGACTTCCTATGTAAAACTGTGTTTCATAAATGCTACACTTATTTATAAAAATAAAATTCTCAACTATTCTGGATTATCTTCCATTTCGTCTGCCATAGAATCGATTTCTTCATCAGATAGGTCTTCGACTTCCTCTTCTTCAGAATCATCTTCGAACTCCATTTCCAACTGCTCTTCATCAGCGTCATTAAAAACTTCGCCTGCTAGACCAATTTTCATGGCGTCCATGGCATCGCTAGTTCTAGTAGCCAGCATATCGTTGAAGATCTCTGTAGCCTTTGTATATTCACTTTTGTCAGTGAAATCGATCATTTTCATGATATCTTGATTTTCCATCATTGTTCCTCATTATCTTGTTGTGGTTCTTGTTGCTGTTGTTCTTCATCTTCTTCAGGTTCTGGCTCTTCATCGGGATTGATTCCCATATCCTTAATATCATCATCAGAGAACATAAGGATGTTTTTCATTACCCATTCCTTAGAGAAATACTCGCCAACATATTGCTCTGCCATGTCCATAGTTTGCAGACGCTCTCTTAACACTTCCGAGTCTTTCAGTTCTGAGAAGTGATTATCTTTCGAGTAGTTGAACTGAATATCATTGTACATCTGATCCCAATCATCTTCTGTGATGATTCCTTTTAGGACAAGCTGCTTCTTGAGGATCTCTCGGAATACCATAGAGAATCTCTTACGAAGACGGTCAATGAACTTCTGAAACTTAATTTCATCTCTGTTGATCTCTGTGGATCTTCCGAGTGAGAACTGGCTTTCTTGTTCGAGTCTGTTGACAGGAACATTAAGTGATCTGTACAATCTCTTTTGAAAATAGATAATGTCGTCGATTTCACCTAGGTTAGACCCACCTGGTAAGGAAGATACTTCAGTACCTCGACCACCCTCTCGGCGTGGCATCCAGAAGTCTTCCAGCATTGACATATGTTTTCTATCATCTTTGATGGCACCTGTTGATGCGTCATATACTAGTTTATTTCTATACTTGGACATCAAGTCCTTCATATACTCTTCTGCCTTACCTTTCGGTAGGTTACCGATATCAACATAGAATATCCTACGCTCTGGCGCTCTAGCAAGTCGGTAAATGACCAGCGAATCTTCCATCATGCGTAGTTGGTTGATAGGTTTTAATGCTTTGTGTAAGTGTGATACAACAGACTTACGTCCAGAATCTAAGAGACCAGATGTGATATACACAACTGAGTCGTTTGTTAGTTTTACACCAGAGTTCTGTTGCCCTGGTTTTTCTTGGTAGATGTAATACTCATTGGTAGCCTCAATAATGTTGGCACCAGTTTGAGGATCTTTCTTTTTCTTGACCTCTTTGACCTTACGGATCTTGGCAGAGTCAATGGGACGAATATCGGCAATACCATTCTTCATGGTACTTTCGTTCACAACTAAGTGGTACACAATCCTACCATCAACATACCATCTTTTGAATATGTCGTGACCGAGTTCGTTGAACTTCAGCATCTGTAGAATAGTTTTAAATTCGTCTGAGATCAGAGTTTTGATCTTATCCGATACTTCTAGTTTATCGAGTTGTACCTCGATTGGTGCATCATCAGTACCAACAATAGATTCATTCACAATATCCTCAAGTGCAGCATCAACTTCTGGATGCATTGCCACTCCACGATATTTGTGAATCAGTGTTGAGTTATCCTTGGATTGGTCTCCATGAATATCAATGTACTGACCATAGTGCGCTCCACTTGATGTTACATAACCAGCGCCGTCATCATCAATCTTGGGTACGATTGATTTTAGTTTCTTATCTTCTTGTTCAGCACTTTTGGATCGACTAATCTCGAAACCAAAGAGCCGTAAAGAGTTATCAGCCATACCGTTTTCTTTCAAATAAAATTAAAGTCTTTGTTTAGATGGGGCATCTCTGCCCCATCTGTTCTTATATATACGAACCTTATGAGGTTGTATTTGATTCCCAATACTGCATTTCAAACGTCACTGTGAATCTTTCGATATCATCGTTTGTTCCATATGCCAAGTCGATTGCTGAGATAGAAGATGGGAAACAGCCTCTGAAGTTATATGTCTTCAATACTGTTTCATCTCTATCCAACTGTTCAACAATCAAGTCTGCTTCGTAATCAACAGGCGCTGTCAGACCAGTATTTGCACTATGTGCATTGATACCATTCATCCAACGTTCCATTGCGTCACGTACCCTAAAGTCGGTGTCGTTAATGATTGTTGGTGACCATTGTTCAAATGTTCGATCACCAGCAATTTTAAGTTGCCGACCTCTGAAAGGGATAGAGATTATCCCCATCGTTGATGCTGGAAGTTGTGCCGCTTCACACATGAAAGATGTAAGTTCTACATCTCCATTTGCGTATGCAGGGAAGTTAATAGTTGCTTTGAATAGGTTTGCTCTCGCTCCCCCACCCTTTAGTTTTGCTTTGAAGTCGTCTACTGAATTGACCATTATTCTCTCCCGCCTTATACAGTGCCAACAACTTCACTAAACTCAACACCAGTTCTAACAGCTACGAAGTTTAGAGTTACGTAGTTGATTGAACGTGCTGGTTTGATGAAGATGGAGCAAATAAACTCGTTTCGGTCAATGACTGCCGGGGTGTTATTTGTGTCGTCACAAACAACTTGGAAGTCGGTGATACCACGACGGCCTTGGATCTCTCTCAAGAATGGTTCAATAACGTTTTTAAATTCAGCACGAGTAAACTCATCGTTGAACTCAAACATTACGTTCCGAGCCGCAATAGCGATTGCTCTCTCAAGTCCTAGGAACAATCGACGCACGTTAATGCGATCAAATGCGCTTGGTCTTGCGAGTTTGGTTTTGTCACCAAAGAGTAGAACACCTTGTCCTGGAATGTTGGCAATCGGATTGACCGCTGCCTTGTACAGTGTGTCTCTTTCTGTTTTCTTTGGAGAATATGCCAGTGCAGTAATACCCAAATACTGTCCACGTCTTGGTCCAGCAGGTGAGAACCACGGTGCAGCGTTATAGTCTGTTGCAGCCATGATACCAGCGGTAGAAGAAGATGCGGGTACAAAGATATACTGATCAGTAAACTTGTCATATACTTTCAAGTAGTTGTTATCTACAATCAGATAAGACGAACTTGTGAATGTATTTGCTGTTGTTACTGCAGCAGTTACTGGGTTTGCATTATTGATAATAGCAGCCCTATTAGGAGAAGTTACTACCACACAGTCTTTACGAATACCTTGTGCGATTGCAACCATATCGTTTACGACTGCAGTTTGATCTGCTTGCAAGTTCATACCTGGTGCGATCAAGAAATCGACCAAGGTTGTGTCAACATCTTCGTACTCATCAAAACCAGTTGCATATTCAGATGTGGTTAGTGCGGAACCATCGGTACCGTTAGCCATTCTCATGCTACCAGTTACTGTGCCAGTTTTTGCTTTGTTCGTAGCAGAAGTTGATGCAGTGCCAGCCTTTGCGCTAAATGGTGGTGTCGTGTGTGATCCACCAAAACCAGCCATCCAAACATATTCAGAAGCATTGTTG